GGCTGTACTTGAAACTTCAAACAGCAAGGCACAGTTTTGGAGCGATGATGAGGATGAATGTGATGAGGTTGAAAGCGAAGATAATGCGGCAGCCGATGAAACGGCAGCGCAGCCCGCTAAGACTGAAGCGGCTGATAAACCTGCATCCGTTTTCTTTGGGCAGGTGGTTGTTACTGAAGGGGAATTCCGGTCATTTACGCGCCGAAAATTGAATGAGATCCTTCGGGAAAAGGGTGCAATCATAGAATCAACCATTACAGGCAATACAGATTTTTACATTGTTGGTGATATACCTTTAGAAAAACTCGACAGCAATTGCTTGAGCAGCAACGGACGAAAGCTTGAACGCCTGCTTGATAAGGGTGAGTGCTATGCAACGGAGCTGGATGAAGATAAACTGTTAGCCCTGCTTGCGGAAGAATAACCGAGGTATCGCATGAAATTCAAGTATCCCGCCATGGGAACAACAAAAAACGCGGTTATCTATGCCCGATACAGCTCACACAGTCAGCGGGAAGAAAGTATCGAAGGGCAGCTGCGCATATGCCATGAGTATGCAAAAGTTGAAGGTTTGGCAATAGTCGGCGAATACATAGATCGCGCGATCAGCGGCACTACCGATGCCCGTCCGGATTTTCAGCGCATGATTGATGATGCAAAGAAAAAACAGTTTTCGTATGTAATCGTTTACAGGCTGGATCGGTTCGCGCGTAATCGGTATGATAGCGTGCTGTACAAGCATGAGCTGAAGCAATGCGGTGTCAAAGTTGTGTCTGCAACCGAGGGCATCGGCACCGGGGATGAATCGATTCTGCTTGAAGCTTTGATTGAAGCCAGTGCCGAATACTACTCTATGGAACTGTCGCGCAAAATCAAACGCGGCCGGCAGGACAGCGCAATGAAGGGCAACTTCCTTGGCGGTGCCGTGCCTCTTGGGTACAAGGTGGTGGATTCTAAGTTTATTATTGATGATGAAACTGCGCCGATAGTCAGGTATATTTTCGAACGCTATGCGGCGGGGATAGGGAAAAAACAAATTATTGATGAACTGACGGCAAAAGGATACATGCGGCGCACTGGTAAGCCGTTTACATACAGGGCTTTCGATTCAGTTTTGCGGAACCGTAAGTACACCGGCGAATTCACTCAAACGGGGATCACGGTTGAAGGCGGATGCCCGGCGATTGTAGACACGGAGATGTTCGAAAAGGTTCAGGCTCGACTTGAGATTAACCGCCGAGCACCGGCAAAAGCAAAGGCAAAAACGGAGTACCTGCTGTCCGGAAAGATGTTCTGCGGCTATTGCGGCGAACCTATGATCGGCATATCCGGCACTGGTAGACATGAAAAAACGTTCTATTACTACTCTTGCGTTGGACGGCGTGGAAAGAGCGGCTGCAAAAAACAACATGAGAAAAAGGACTTCATCGAGTGGTATGTTTGTGAGCAGACCGTGCAGTATATGCAGGATCCGGAGCGGTTGTCGCATGTTGCAAAGCGAATCATCGAGATTAACGATGCTGAGTTTGACGGCGGAAAGGTGAAAGAGCTGGAACGCGCCGTTGAAAACTGTGATAATGATATTCGAAAGCTGGTTGATGCACTTACAACAATTCCCGATGCGGGACGTGCCGCACTGTATGATAAGATTGAACGTATAGGTGCAGCCAAGGCCGATATGGAGATTGATCTTGCAAAGCTTCGCGTGCTTTCCGAGGTGAGATATAAGCAGGAAGACGTTGAAGCATGGATAAGATCCATGTGTCGCGGGGATCTGATGGACTTTGAGTTCAGACGGCAGCTGATTGATGTTTTCATCAACTCCGTGTATCTGTTTGACGATCGGGTTGTTATCGTTTATAATATCAAGCACGGCAAGCAGGTGTCTGCCATAGATGTGCTTAACGCCGTTGAAGAACTGGACGGTGTGGAGCTGTTTCCAGACAGCGCGGAAGACAGCAGTGCAGGGGGGAACGGTTCGTTTTTAGTCGCGGATGCTCCACCAAAGCAGCTCAAATACGAACCGCAGGTGTTTTTCATCAAAGAAACGTTCGGGTTGGTGTTTGAGAGATAAAGTTCACGGCTGTTGCATCAAGCAACAGCCGCTTTTCTTTGGCTTACTCCAAGCCCAGTTCTTTTTTCAGCAATCGAATGCCTTCGGTTACAGCATTCACGCGCTGCGTTCCCATAGCAGCCGCGCACTTCTCAATATCTTCGATCTCCTGCTTTGACAGGCGAAAGCCGATTTTCTCGGTGCGCGGGTTATCTGTGGGCCGTCCCATTTTTTTCTCGCCGATAATAATCACGTCCTCTCTTGATTTACGGGGCAAGACATGATACAATGTAGGCACGAAAGGGCGGCGGCAAGTTCCGCCCCGTTCGTGTGGTAGCTGGTTGCCTTACTTATTTATCCAATAGGGCTTCCAGCTTTTTCAGTATTTCTTCTTTGCTTTCGCTGTCTTTGATGATTGTCATCACCATGCGGATAACTGCTTTGAATTGAAAATCCGTCATACCTTCCATGCTTTCCTCCTTTCTCGTCCTGCCCCGGTACTACGGTAGTTTCTTACCGTGATTATATTCTAACATATGGTCGAGCAAAAGTCAAGTCTTTTTTGTTGAAAACGCAAATATATTTAACCGAATTCATAAAGCTAAAAACAAAAAATGCGTCCGCAAACTGTAAAGCATTGCAATTTGCGGACGCAGGGTGAGTTCGTGATTAATTAGTCCTCTGCTTGTCGAATCTCCGGCAGGCCTGCAACGCTGGTGAGCAGAGAGAGGATACCGGCAAGCACGGAAGCAGATGCTACTGCAATCCAATTAACATCACCGAGTACAGCTGACGTGCCGATAGTTGCAACGGCAGTCTGAGCGATTGTTTTAACG